AAACAGATTTAAGTCTAATGAGTAGCAGATTGAAACTAAATTAACTGCAACCCCGCTAGTCTGCTGAGTCCAGTTTATGCCGTCTGAACTTGTGAGAATTACTCCTCTACCACCCACAGCTGCAAACAGATTTAAGTCTGAAGAATAACAGATTGAGTATAAAACAACATCTGTAATCCCGCTAGTCTGTTGAGTCCAGTTTATACCGTCTGGACTTGTGAGAATTGTTCCATTATAACCTACAGCTACAAACAGATTTAAGTCTAATGAGTAGCAGATTGAAACTAAATTAACTGCAAACCCGCTAGTCTGCTGAGTCCAGTTTATACCGTCTGGACTTGTGAGAATTGTTCCATTCCAACCCACAGCTGCAAACAGATTTAAGTCTGAAGAATAACAGATTGAGTATAAAACATCTGTAATCCCGCTAGTCTGTTGAGTCCAGTTTATGCCGTCTGGACTTGTGAGAATTGTTCCATTATAACCCACAGCTACAAACAGATTTAAGTCTGAAGAATATGTTACTCCGAATAAATAAATTGAATCACCTACAGAAACAATCTTCCAATTTACAGCATCATAAGAATAAAAAATAACACCTTGAGAAATTGCTACAAACAATCCTAAATCAGCAGCATAGCAAATTGATCTTATCTCTCCATGAAACTCAGAAATATTAAATTTCAAATCTTCACTGTAAACTTGTTTCTGACCGAATTTTGTATTTATGTAAAGACTTTTATCCAAAGTTCCTTTATAAGAAATTTTCTTCTCACCATTCATTCTGATAATTGACGGATTTTTTACATTGTTTGTGAAAAAATCAATTTCCATTTGGGCTGGAACATCACCTTCATTTTTTATAATCGGAAAGTCACCGACTTCAAAAGTAACTTCTTTCTCTTTCAAATCTTCCCAATATGGATTACAAGCAGTCCATGCTAAACTTGCCTTAGCAGTTCCCCTTGAGTTACTGTTTTTAGTTGGAAACACTGGAATTTTTGCAATACATTTTATTCTTTTTTCAATGAAGTCATTCTTGTAAATCAAATAACCTTCACCTAATTTTGGATTAAGTTCGTGAATAAGTTTTCTTCGCAGCTGATATCTTTTCTCTAAGTCGTTTCCGTCACACATGGCAAGAGTAACAGACAATTCACGATTTCCCACTAAAGCATCAAGAAAAACTGAACCATCCTGAAACGGAACCTGCTGACTTTGAACATTGATGTCTGCATTAGAAAATCCGTTCCATTCTGTAATTCCGAATGATCCAGAAGTTAAATCAAGTCGTTCATTGTTAGAATTTATCCATACAAGTTTCTGCATTTTTTTTACTCCTTAAAAAATCCCGTCTATTGCCATTTGTCGTCTATAATCTTTCAGCTGTTCCATCATAACATATGCACTAGTATCTTGCATATTATTAAAGTTTACAGTCCAGTTGTTTACATTTCCAGCACTACCTTCAAGAGCTTTCTGTGTATTTGCAGTGTTAAGAACCTGCTCACCGCCTCTGAATCTAACAAGTTCTGGACCTGCCTCCCCTACAAGATGAAGTCCCGCAGTAGCATTATTTGTTCCGGTAGCATAACCGCTGAATACATTGTTAAACAAATTATCTACTTTATCCATAGCTCTAGTTGCCTGATCAAAGACATAACTCAAATCTCTTTTGATTTCATGCAGACCTGTTTCAGTAAATCCTTCCGCAATACCTGTTGAAATTGCTTTTCCAATTGCTTCAATTTCTGTTTTAAGGCTTTCAGTATAAACTACAGTCTGAATTACCATTTTTCTTATGTAGTTTTTCATTGTTTCCAAGAAGTCACCCTGAGTCAAACTTTCACTTAAAGCATTTACAATTTCATCACCTATAGTAGAAACCATGTCTTCAATTGTATCAACAAGGCTTTCTGCGTTATCTTCAATTTCATCAAAGATTTCGTTGACAAATCCCTCAGCCTGCTTTGCCATTTCTTTGGTTTCGTCCCAAAGTTTTTTAACATCGTTCTTAGCTGTTTTTGCAAGATTTACATCACCTGAATAAATTGCAGAAATAATCTTCTGAGAGATTGAACTCATTGATTCTGCTAATCCTTCAGTATAGACAGTGAGCTTCAAAACAGATTCTTTAATATAATTTTTCATTTCACTCAGGAATGAAGATTTTGTACTTCCTTCTGAAATTGAAGAGAACAGTAAATTTGACAATTCACTTCCCATTCCGATTAAACTGTTTCTTGCATCATATACTGAATTGAGAATTCCACTCTTTATATTTTCACCAATGATTTTTCCCATATTATCACCAGCATTTGAACGTGATAAAAATAAATCCATAACATTAATAACATCAATTAAATCTTGATTTGATTCTTTGAAGGAAATCAAAACTTGTTCGGAATAAGAATTTAAATTTTTAAGTGCTTCTTCGTAAGCCTGTTGAGTTTTCTTAACTAATTCAGCATTTTTTTCAACATATTGGTATTTTTCCTGATATAAATCCATAAAGTAGTATTGTAATGCCTGGTGAAGGCGACCATAAGAATCTACTTCTTTTCCATCGAATTTGAAAACGCCTTTATAATTAAGTTCAATGTTACCTGCAACATCTTTATATTTTTCAAGTTCTTTAACTAATCTAGTAACATATGTAAGTTCTGAGTCATCTTTACGCCACTCAAAATTTTGCTCCATACTTTGCATTTCTTTATATCTTTCATATAATTTCAAATCTTGACCATATTTATCGTTTATTTCACTTAAAGTTTCAGAAGTTGAAGAAAGTGTTTTCTGCAAGCCTGTGAATCCAGATGCGAAACTTCCAAAGTCTTTTGTATTTTTCAATATATCATTGAAATTATTTTTAATGTTTTCAACACTTACATTTGCTTCTTTTGCAGAATCAGCTACAGACTTCATTTGATTTGCTACAGCTTTCAAAGCACCTGCACCAACAAGAGCTGCGGTTGCTCCCGCCATTGCCGCAGCAGCTCCCGCATAATTCATCATTGAAGCGTTAAGTGCGGCTCGTGCCATAAGTTCCTTTGAAAGTCCTTCAAGAATTGATGCTATAGATTCAACGGCTACAGCACCCATATCTTTCCAAACATCCTCACCTTCAACAAGTGCTGAGCCGATTGAACTTATAGCAGAAATTCCCATTGACTGCATTGTTCCGAAAGTATCTACAAAGAAGTCATCAAAACCTTCTGATTCTTCTTCAAAAGTTTTCTTTAATGTTTTAAGAGCTTTGTCAAAATCAGATAATTTTTCTTCAGAAGATTCAAAACCACCACCAATATTATTTTTGACATCTTTACCTGTTTTCTTTGATGCATTGGAAGTCTTTTCCATATCCTTCAAGAATTGTTCAGTAACACCTTTTGACTTATCAGAAATACCTGTCAATTCTTTAATAGAGACTTCGGCAGTTTTACCTGTCATTTCCTTAATGTTGTTTTCTATTTCTTCAATGGCATCACTTACTCCCCATTCTTCAGATAAATCAATACCTTTGAATGGTTCAATTAAAGCGTATGGAGATTCACCAACTAATTTTCTTAATTTATTGATTCCTTCAACAATAGAATTTATTCCATCAATAAGTCCGTTTAAAAGACTTGGGAACGCATTTAATACAGTTGATAATGAAGTTAAAATTCCATCACAGAATCTAAAGAACATTAATTTTGCATATTCCCACGCTACAGACCAATCACCATTAATCAATGCACTAATAAGTCCAAAGAAGTCTTGAACCATTTTGAAAGCATTGTTCAAATTATAATATATGTAATCTACCCATGAAGAGATTTTATATCCAGATTCTGCAAGAGCATTGTTTGACTCTTCAAAAAGCCCTTTTATCCATTCCCATGCTTCCATGATTTTGTCGAGAACTTTCTCTCTAATCTGTTCTTGGATTTTTTGAAGCATATCGTAAAGATACCAGAATACATCAATTATTTTATTTATTACATTTGTGATTTGTTCAGGATTAATTGTTTTAACGATTGAAGACATTATTGATTTGAACTGTTCTTTTGTTTTGTCGAACATTTCTTTTGCTTTTTCAAAAACTGCTTGTATAAGTCCAATGACTGTATCAATAATACCTAAAAATGGCGAGAAATCCACTTCCGCAAATATTTCTTTTATTTCTGTAAAGACGTTTGAAATATAATTAATTATATTACTCAAAGCATCTTTTACTTTACTTAAAACTCCTGCGAGAATAGTTGCAAATTTATTGAATTCTGAACTGTTTAAAAACTTTGCTATGTTTTCACCAAGCTTTGCTAAAAGAGACATGAAACTATTTACAATTGGCATTAACTTGTTTCCTATAGTTTCATAAACATCATCCATTGAATGCTGAAACTGAGCAAAAGCACTTTGTCCTTCTTGAGCCGCCCCGCCATAAGTTGTAGCAAGTTCATTCAGGATTATTTGTTGTGCTTTCATCTGCTCACCATTTTTTACAAGCTGAGCAAGTTCTTCTTTCTGTTCATCGGTAAAAGCAAAACCTTGTCTTCTTAATGAGTCTAGACCTTTGACTGGATCATCAAGAGCTTTACCGACTGTCTGAACTGCAGAAGTTAAATCCATTCCCATTACAGAAGACATATCAAGAATAGCGTCACTTGCTGATTTGAAAGTGTCCCCTGAAATATTTTTAAAACCTAAAAGAACAGTCTGCATCTTCTCAACTTCTGTTACAGAATAATTAGTTGACTTTGCGTAACTTTTAGCCATGTTTTCCAAGTCTTCTGAAGAAGTCCATGAACTAGCACCTGTTACTTTTATTGTTGATTCCAGCATCTTAAAATGTCTGTTGGCATCATCTGCGGCAGAAACAGCTTTTTTTCCAAAATCAAAAAGAGCCTTTGTACCTACTGCTATTCCTGCAAACTTAAAGACATTATTAATTGTTGATTGTAAATTTGAAAAAGTGTTAGAAAGTGAGTTGGCTGAATTTTGCGCATCTTTCATTCCTTTATCAAAGTTAGATGTATCTGCATTTATCCTTGCTTTTACTGAAAAATCACTATCAGCCATTTTGCTCACCTCTTAGAATAATTTATTTACTAAAGCTGAATCTATCGGCACATCAATACCAGGAATAGGTTCATTTTTATGGTCTTCATATTCATCAGGGTCTTTTCCCCAGACATAACTCGCAATGTAAATCGCAAGATTTTTTTGTTTTATTTTTTCTATTTCGTTCTTCTGGTCAATTAAAGCAATCACTTTACGCGGAGTGGATGACCAAAACCAATCTTCAGTCATACCCAATAGCAGACATTCTGTTAAAAGGTATGACCATGGAAAATCAGTTAATTCTTTGCTTCCATCCCTGCTTTTTTTCCGTCATCTTTTGGAAGTGAGCCGTAAAGAGCTTTGTTGAATTTTTCTGCAATGTACTGCATATCATTCAAACCGTATTCATCAAGAATATTGTCTTCTGTGACTCCTTCCTTGTCTACCAATCCCAAGTAAAGAATCTGTGGAATTGTTGTAAATGGTTCTTCTTCAATTTTCTTCTGAAGTTTGTTCAGATTTTTAATTCCACCAAACTCTTTTTCAAGTTTTGCCCATGCAGAAAAACCAAATTTGATTTCTCTTTCTTTTCCCTGAATTTTCAATGTTACTTTTTCAGGTTCAATTTTTTCAAGTTCATTACTCATTTTTGTCGTCCATCCTTAAACAAAAAATAATAAAAAATTATTCTCACCTGTATATTTCAACAGGTGAGAAATCAAAATCCATTAAAGACTCATTGTCATTGGTGTTGCACCAATTCCGTAATTGTCTTTAAGTCCTGATGTTACTGTTACAGATGCAGGAGCGTTTGCATCTTCAACAGGTGTAAATGTAATTGTTGGAGCTGTTGCAGTTCCACCGAATACAATTGTACCGTCAACAAGTTCGCCGCTTGAATCTGTTACAATGATTGTTTCACCAAGTTTTGCTGATGCTCTACCGAATGAAACATTTGCGCTTCCAGCCTTTGTTCCTGTAAGAACTACAGCGTTGTCAGTTCCTGCAGCTGCAGTTACTGTGAATGCGCCTGTGTTCTGAGCTACAGAAATAACTGGAGCATCAAACCAGTTTTCAATGAGTGAAGCAGGAACTTCAGGATCATCTGTTCTGATTCTTGTACCAATTGTTCCTGATTTCTGTCCGTCAGGAACAAACTGAGTCTTAACAAACTGAGCTGTAAGATTCTTATGACCGAATGTGATAGAATCTTTCTTTGTTTCTCCACCACTTTCAGGAACTGAGAACTTACCTTTAGCGTACCAAAGATAAGTGAAAACAGCGTCTCCGTTTTCATCTGAACCTGCCATAAGAACTCTTGCACCAAACGCAAAGTAAGGACTCTGGTCAAGGTCAGTTTCAACAGTAACGCCATTAACTCTTTTCTGTCCCAGCATCTTTGCTTCATTTTCTGGAGTAATATCAATCATCTCAAGAGACAATTCAGTATTACCACGGTTATTCTGAGCAAAGAATGCGCCGTCATCTGCGTAGTCAGTTTCTACGCTTGAGTTTGGATTTACTGTTGCAACTACAGCTCCAGGAATGTGAAAAGGTGTATCGTAAACGATTCCGTTTTCATCATCCGAAAGAACCTGAGCAAGTACCAAACCACTCAAACCAATTCTTGGTCTTTCGTTCATTTTTCTATTCCTCCATAAGTAAGAATATATTTCAATTATAAAAAATTGACGTATTAAATGCCATAACCCTATGTTCTACATCGGGGTTAGGATCTGCTGTTTCTCCATTGTGTGAGCAATTCCACAATTTATCATTCATAACTTCTGCTATGACTTCAGCAATTTCTGTTGTCGTTGCATATCCATCAAGTTTTTTGCTGAATATATGAATCATAACAGAGCATGAACTTGCACCTGGTTTGTTTTCCCTGTATTCAGTATCACTTTGATTATCGTCTGTAAAAATAATACACGGGAAATTTTCAATTTCTTCATTCGGCCATGAACTCATTATATTATCTGCAGAGACAAGCGCTGTTATTTTTTCATTTGTTAAAAGTTCAGCATAAATAGCTTTTACATTAATCATGATCTTGCTCCTTCAAAATTCTTCTTTACAGCAGCCGACAGTGTTGAACGGATAAAATCATTATTATTCATCATCGCAGGTCTAAGCCATGGACGAGGAGCCATTCTTGAAGTTCCGTATTCTGTATATACTGCATAATCAGGGTCTTTTTGTGAACTTCCTATTATACCATATATTTCTTTATTTTCACTATGAACTTCATATCTTATACTATTTCTAAGGTTGCCAGTATCCGGGGCTGGAGGATTATTCGGCATTGACGGATTATGTCCATTATAACTTATACTTGTATTTCTTGCGGTATGTGCCATTTCGTACTGAATGTCACTTCTGATTTTTTCTCCACACTGCTTTATTGCTTTTTCAAGGCTCTCATTCAATCCTGCAGCACGATTTTTGAGATAATCAGAAAGTTTATTCAATTCGATATCATTAGACACTTTCATTCTCCACAGGTATAAGAAGGAATTCTTTATGCCATATCCACCCATTTACAGGCTGAATATTATAAAGCTCCTCTGTTCCGTCTTTATAGACAACTTTTGCGCGGTTTCCTACTTTCATAAAATTTCCGCTGCCTTTATCACAAAAACACTTTTTAGTGTTTGCAGTTTTCGCATTTATTCCATAAAGTTCAATCTGTGCCTTTGTCAGCGTATTCGGTTGAACATCTGCTATAAAATTTTCAAGAGGTTCTTCAAAATCATATTTCTTGATTTTTGTTCCCTCTTTGTTTTTTGTTGCTGTAAGCGCTGCTACATATATTGTTGCATTCGGAAAAAATAACATCTTCTTTCCTCACTTTTTTTAAATCATCGGATATATTAAAATCGGTGGCCGGCAATTTCTGTTTACATCCATTGTCGGTCTTGACTTCATAAGGTCCAGCAGCATTCTTCCATACTTTGTTGATGACAATTCTTTGTCACTGTTAGTGGAATTAAAACTTAATGAAATTCCACCCTCCTGCAAACTGCTTATGCTTCCTCCAGATGCTTCTGTCATTTGATTCAACTCTGAAGGTTTTGTTAAAACAAATAAATGACAAGCTTTGTATGCTACAGCCTGTTCATAAAGTTTTCCAAAAAAACGGCTGGACAGACTTTCGCGCGCTATCTGCAAATATTGAGATATGGATGGACTATCTGCAAGTTCATTACAGATAGTCTTGATTATCTGTTCAGCCGTCATCATCTGTGTTAGTCCTTAGCTACGAGAGCTTCAATGAAGTCACTTTTCTTTGTGAACTTCTTTGGATCGATTCCTTTCTTTTCGCAAAGACCTTTAAGCTCTTCAACAGTTTTTGTTGCGAGGTCTGCTTCAAGATCTTCGTCGTCTTCATCATCAGCAGCTGTTACTGTTTCTGATTCATCGTCGTCCGGAATATCTTCATCCTCAGGTGCTTCTACACCGAGTTTTTCCATTCTTTTGGTGATTGCAAGACGTACTTCTTCTTTTGTGATTTCCTTCCACCACTTTTTGAGTGTTTCAGGAGAATTACATTCATTTACAAAACGAATTGCGTTTGCGTTTGACATTTCTTTAAGATTCTTTGCTTTTGCTCCGTTTGAAAGTTTCTGAGCAAGAATCTTAATTTCGCCGGAATCCAATTCAGCCTGAATATTTCCGCGCATTGCTTTCCATTCATCATCTGTAACTTCATTTGTTCCAGGAATGAGCTGAACCATAGAACGATCAAGTTTAAGACCTGTTTTTGGTGTAAACATTACACACTTCAAATGTTCAATTGTTGGTAAGTATTTAATTAACATAAAATTTCCATCCTTTTATTTTTATGATTAAAAAAAATTAAATCTGTGGAAGTTTTTATGCTTCCACAGATTACTGTTCATTTCAAATCCTCACAGATTAAATACCATCTGCGTATGCAAAAGCAAGAGGATAATAAATGATTGTTCCAGCACATTCAGAATGACATGGGATTGTATAATCGAGGCCTTCCTGCTGTGGTTCGAACTGTTCAAATGGCTGTGGAATTTCAAGTGTAAGATGTTCTTCGTCAAAACGTCCTACGAGAGCGCGGTTTGTGTTACCTGCTCCAAAGTTCTTGAGTTCTGAAAGCCAGTCAATCTTCTTGATGTATGGTGAATTTTCAAGGATGTACTTCATCAATGTCTTTTCACCAGCTTCACCAATACGGCGGCTTGCAATGTCGTTGTACTGAGCGATTGGAAGAAGAAGTGTATCAGGCACTTCACGAGCGCTTGTTGGTTCCATTACGGCATTTACCATGTCGTTGATGTCACGAACAATCTGATCAGGTGTCTTTGATGCCCAAGTCTTTGCTGAACCTGTTCCGTCAGACTGAAGAGTTACTTCAGTAATTCCAGGGAAGTCAAGAAGACCGAATGTTCCGTCTTCAGGATTTGACTTCAAAGCCATGCGGTTCATCATTTCATCATGAGCGCGGCGTGCAGTAATTGCGCGGCGTTCTTCAAGGCGTTTTCCAGTTCTCTGTGATGCGCGGATTTCCTTGATAGAATATCCGTATGAATCACCGATACCCTTAACCTTTACTGACTTTTCTTCACCGTAGATATCTACGCGAGGGAAGTCCTTTGCATAGTCTGCAATGACCTTAGCGAAACCAACACCACGATACTGGTGGAAAATGATTTCGTTAATTCCGGCTCCTGCTTCTGTAGAAATCGGAATGAGCTGAAGTCCTTTGAGTTCAGCATATTTTGCATCGTAAGACTTTGACTTAATAAAAGCAAGTTCACGATTAAAGAAAACTGATTCGTTTGAATCAAGTCTCATTGGATTGTTAGTCTGCATCTTTCAGTCTCCTTTTAGTCCAAAGCAACAAGAGCGAGTGAATCGCTGTTTGATCCTGTTTCTTTTCCTGATTTGAATTTACCAACTTTTGTGTTTCCACTTGATTCAGTTGTAAATGTTCCGTTTGCTGTTACATAAGCGTCAGCTTCAATTGTTGGTTCAACGTCTGCGGCAAGAACAACCCAGATGTAACCCTTTTCCATAACGGCAACTGCTTCCTGTGCTGCATAACAACCACGAGAGTTGATAAATGCATCCTGGTGGAATACAGCTACACCGGCATAAACAGCATCAGAAGATTTTGTAACTTTTGTTGTTGTTACGTCTGAGCCGTCGTAAGTAAGTTTTACAGTCAATTCACCGTCAACATCAGAAACAAGGAAAATCTTTCCTGCGTCTGAGCCTGTTCCGGCTGTTGCTGTAACATTTTCAACATCATCTGCAATATCTGAAATAATTGCAGCGATATCTGTTGCTACAGTTCCTGAAGTTG